CTCGAGGGATTCTCATTGGTCGCAAAACCATCGTGACTGAGGAACAGCTTGCCCACGCAAAACTTTTGGTTAGCACAGGCAACGACGTGACGATTCGCCATATTGCTACATCGGTTGGGGTTTCCCGCGGGACCGCTTGGAGGCTTCGTCGCAAGATCGAGGACGGCTTAGTATGAAGCCGATTGCAGGCGTAAAGATTGTATGCAAAACCCCAGTACCACGAGGCGAGCGTGTGGTTCATCACCATCCGCTTTTGGGATGGTTGCGAATCGTCTGGCTCCAGCATCAACATCGGATCCCAGTATTTCCAAAGTGGAAATGGAAAGGCAGGAACTGAGCGGCACACTGCAAGAATGAAATTGCTTGGCCGTAACTCAAAATACAAGTTTACGGCGTGCCGACACTTCCATTCATCGACCCAGCCGCTCAATTGCCGGACGACGGAGCAGCGCTCTTGTCTGCAAAAGAAGACAAAGCAGCCAAGGGTGTTGCAAATGGCTACGCACCACTAGACGCAAGCGCAAAGGTACCGATAGAAAACCTTCCGGACCAAGCCGCTCTTGATGCCGAGGTGGCTGCAGCCGTGTCTGCCCACAATGCCCTGACAAATGCTCATGGCATCAGCAACACTGGAAATCTTGTTTATACCAGCGACGCAAGGCTTTCAAATTCAAGAGCACCAACGGCCCATAAAGCATCCCATGCGACTGGCGGAGCGGATGCCTTAACTCCTTCTGATATTGGAGCACAACCCGCCGGTAGCTATGAGTTAACAACTTCAAAAAACACAGCGAATGGATATGCTGGACTTGACGCTGACGGCAAAATCGACGTAACGCAACTGCCCGCCAGCAACGCCCTTGACTCGGAGGCTATCGCGTTTGCGATTGCGCTATCATGAAACAAGCTCACGGAACTTACACTTTCACTGCGTCTACCAAGACGATTACGTTACTAAATCTTTCCATTCCCCTAAACCAGCTTCTTCTTATCACAAATGTTACCCGTGGGGTAGTTTACTACAATTTCACCTCGCCATCCCATCGCGCATCTGTCACCCAAGGAGAGTCGGTCACGACTATTCTCCTGACTGACGCAAGCACCAGCGGCCATGCCGACTCCGACAAGCTGCTCATCCACTACGAAGACCTACGAAACAGCGACCTAAACATTGGCGGGCAGGATGCCCCCTTTGCCGACTCGGACACGGGAGCAACCACGTTACTCGGATCCTCAAAAAGACTAAACGTGCACCTTTCGGCCTTGCGCGAAGAGATCGGCGCCGGCACTAGGGCGGTAGGAGGCGCATCGGCAATCGGGCTAAGAAACGACGCTGTTCCAGTTAACGCAACCGACAGCGGTTCTTTAATTGCTTTTATAAAAAGATTAAACTCTGCCATAGACTCAATATTTGGAAGCACCTTTTTAAGTTTAAATAATAGTCAGGCCACTTTTAGAATATCTCACCCGTATGGAACGCTAGGCATAGCCTCACCAAGTTACATTGTTACTGCAAACACGGCGCAGTTGGTTTTTTCTGCCAAAAGCACATCATCGCCAAGAAGGTTTTTATTGCTCCAAAATACAAGCGACACGCCAATGTATGTTGGATTTGGGACTGGTTTATACGCAAAGCCAGCCGCAAGTGGGTCGGTTAATGGAATTACAATAACAAGCGGTGGCAGCGGTTATGGCGCGGCCCCGAGCGTTACATTTTCACCACCACCAGCAGGAGGGACAACGGCGACTGGAACAGCAGTTATTTCCGGAGGAGTAGTCACATCGGTGGTTATTACCGACTCAGGCTCGGGGTACGCAAGCGCACCAAGTATTGTCATAGCGCCTTCGGGCGGAACCGCTGCTACCGCTAATGCCATTATAGGGCCAACCGGATTATATCTGGCTCCCTCGTTTGGGACCCTTAGTTTCGACGGAGGCTTTATCCCAAATGATGTAATTTATTTAACCTGCGCATCGCAAGGTAAAAGCTTTGTTGCAGTTCAAGCATGAGTAATGGATATAATCGTGAAAAAGAAGCCTTGGCTGCAATTGCGTATTTGCATGATGAAGGGTTTCTTGAGTGTTTTTTAGACCAGAACGGAACTCCATGCGTTCGGCTTACGATTGGTCTTCGTGAGGCCAGAAAAACAATTTCGCGGCTGGCGAGGGGAATAAAGCCTTCTGATTCGGCTGACTGGTGGAAGAGTGAAAAAAAATAAGCCGAAGAGCCTGTCGGAAAAACGCAGAGCCAACAAATTCGGAGAGTGGAAAACATCCACCTTTGGATCTGGCAAGGCAACCGAAGTCTACTGGTCATGGCCAAAACAAAAGCCGAAGAAAAGGAATTAACCCTTGAGGCCGTACAGGCCATAGCTCGCAAGGACTTTTTATCTTGGTGGGAGGGATTCACAAAGATCCTCAACAAAGATGCCAAGCTGGTTAATCCGGTTGCTAACTACCTGCAACGCCGAGTAGCAGAGATTGTTTCTTTCATGCGCGACAACCAAAAGCCAATTCGGCTTGTTGTGCTCAAGCCAAGACAAATGGGCAGTTCAACCATAACGTCAGCCGTCATAACACACTTTGTTAGATCCATGCCAAACGTATCGGCATGCTTGATTGGTGACGAGTTGGACACATCGCAAAACCTTTTCAATATGGTCAATCGGTATATCGAGAACGATTCGCTGGATTGGGGCAGTACCTACAACCCAAGCCGAGGTGAGTTCAGTCATGGCTCGCGAGTTGTAAAGGAAACCGCAAACGATCCTGGTGCGGGAAGGTCTATGACCCTGCAAGCCTTGCTTTGTTCTGAGGTAGCTCATTACCGCAGAGCTGGAGAGAGGTCTGGAGAGAAGATTTTATTGGCCATCCGTAACTGCGTTCCAGCGAAACCTGATACTATCGTGATCGAAGAGTCCACGCCAAACGGAGCTGGGGGAGCTTTTTACAATACATGGCAGAACGCCGTGGAGTTCGAAGATTTCAAGAAAGGGCAGACTGGCAACGGCTACGTTCGGGTGTTCGCAGCTTGGCACGACTTCGAGGAAAACAGCGAGCCACACGAGAATGACCTTGAGCTGACCTTTCGAGAGGAGGATTTGAAAAGCCGATTCAATTTAAGCAACGGACAGATCCTGTGGAGGCGCAGGGTCTTAAAAGAAAAGTGCGCCGGCGACAGCAAGCAGTTTGACCAAGAGTATCCGAATGATCCGATTACATGCTTTTTAACCTCCGGCCGGCCGAGGTTTGACCAGGATGGGATGATCCACCTAGACCAGCTGGCAAGGAAAGAGCCTTTCTACGGAGTGTTGGATACACCGAGCAATTTCACCAAGCCGATCTTTCGGAAAACATCCCAGCAAGAAAGCTGGCTCTATGTATGGGAACAACCTCAAAACATGGCCAGATACTTAATTGCGGTGGACGCTATGACCGGAAGCTCGCAAGTAAGCGGGGCGGATCCCGACGCACACGCAGTATTTGTGCTTAAAGCTGGGTACCACGACGCAACCGACAAGTGGGTTCGACACTCGGTTGTAGCTAGGATCCGCCCGCCATGTAGGGTCGACATCGATGTATTGGCAGATCTCGTGGAAAGAATTGCGCTCTATTATGGAGGATGCCTAATCGTCCCAGAGGTCAACGGTCCCGGGCTTGCGCTGATTGAGCTTCTAAAAGTTGCGAGCCTGAATATCTATCAGCGGGAAATCTTTAATTTACGTGAATCCAAGCGATCTAAAGCCCTTGGCTGGCAAACCACCGACAAGACAAGAAGGATGGTTGTCGAAAACCTTGCGTCTCACATTCGTGACTACAACGAGAAGGAGTTCGGGATCGACGTCTACTGCAAACACGCGGTCTCCGAGTTTAGAAGTTTTGTAATTGCAGAAAACGGGAGGCCGGAAGCTGCGACTGGAAAGCATGACGACGATGTGCTGGCTATAGCGATTGGACTAGCAACGATTGAGGGGGCAACGCCGTACACCGAGCCAAAGGCTATTCGAACTCTACCGCCCGACTTACAAAAGCTCGTTGATTCGCAGTCAAAAAGCCGTTTAGTCACCACCTTTAGTTAAGCGGCACACAGCTACAGAAGTAGTTGTCCCGCATCTGCGCAGGGCAAGATTAGTGGGATGGAATTAAAGAAAAAACAAAAGCCTAAGTTCGATGTGGACACGCGGTTTGCTCAAGACATGCAACCCATGGTTCATCACAACGCCGGCGAAACAGAATATAACAAGCCAGCAAAGACAAAAGCTGCTCGATCCAAAATGGCCGACAAAGCTCCAAAGATTAACCCCAGAAAAGAGTATAAGGACTAATATGGGCGACGACATGTCTTCTAAATACGCAGGGCCAGATTACTCCGGAGCCGCAACTGGAGCTATTGCCCCTATGGTCAAGTCAATGCAAAGTAGGATGAGCAAATTCCCAAGGAACGGACGGCAAAACGAAATACTTTGGACGAGCGACGGAAAAGACAGATTCGATAGTTATGAGAAAATGGATTCAGCGAGACGCAATAAAGTCGCCAAGACTCCAATGGCTCGTGCTAAGTACGCCGACAAGCCTCCTAAAATTAGCCCACGGAAGGCGTACCAAGACTAAATGGCTATTTCCCCCATCGCTCAGCCAGAGGCAATGCGAAGGATCGGCGGAGGACGCGGATCTGGAGGCGGCGGGGATGATTTTGCAGGCTTAGGCGGTTCTTTTGCCGGACCCGGATCCGAGTTTGCTGCTTCGTATTTGCAGAATCGTCTTTCTGGTATGAATCGAGCAACTGTAAGTAACGCAGTTAATCAAAAGAGGGTTATGTCATCTCCAGAATTCGCTTTGGCTAAGACCCTTGGGATTAGCACTCCATATAATAGCGGTGGAAGCCAAGTGGATGTGCAGGGGGCTAGGAAGACTCTAAACAATCCGTATTCGACAAGGATGGATCGTGAATACGCGCAAGCAGGGCTGGACAGATACAACCAAAAAGCAGCCAACGCTCCAAGAAACCCTGTGATGGCTGTCGCTGGACTCGCAGCTCCTGGTGATGCAATCCAAGCGGACGACTACGCAGGGCCGACCGGATCGCAGAGTGCGTTTGATTCTATTCAAGAAAGGTTCGGCAAGCCCCAGCAGAAGATTGCGCCGGTTCCTACAACCCCGGGGGCTACTGGCGGAGGCGCACCGCAACCAACGCAAGGCGCTCCTTCTGGTGATCAAGCCGCTGCCCCAATTAGTCCACAAGCAGCAAGAGATGCGACCAAAGCTCCAATTGGGGCGGAGCTTCCGGCAACTAGCGGAGAGCCAGAAAGCCGAAGGACTCCAACGAAGGAAACCACTAAGGGGCCAAGGCTGGATACCTATCGAGGACCAACCCCTACGGGTAACGCCGGAACGTACAAAGGCGGGCAAGAAGCAAGAGCGGCCGCAGACGCAAACCGAGCTGGGGCAATGTCTCCTCAAGCGCAGATGCAGAGAGCTAATGCTTACCGCAAGGGACAAGGGATGGATGAGGTGGATTTTGCGGGGCAAGAGCCAAAGTTAGATAACGATACAATCAACAATACAATCGCGAGGCAGGAGGCCGCTGGAGTTGCCATGGGTCGAACTCGGGATGCAGGTGAACGCATGGCTCTTGCAAGAGAGCGAAATCAAGCACAAGAAGACAGAGAGGCAGTCAAAAAAGACTTTAACGACAAGTCATCGCAACTTGATTTTGAGCGAAGAAGAGCCAACAAGGTGTACGGCAATCCGTATGGGCCAGACGGCGGAGAGTCCAGAAGACTAAGCGAAAAACCTCCAGAACTTGCGCCATTGGGCGGGTACGAAGAGAAAATTGTTTCTGGGGCTAGAGGCGGGAACCCTGATGCCAAAAGAGGCGAGGATGGGTACATGGAGAAAGAGACTGTCGCTGTCGGTCCAATGACGAATAAGCCAGCAAGCTCGCAAGCAGAGTATGATCAGAGGACTAAGGCTTTCGCTGACGCTGGAGAAAAACAGAAGCAAGATAATGCCGACGCAGCGAATCGGAAGAAGCAAGCCGCCCAGCAGAAGAATGTAGATGAGTTAAACAAGAAGTATGCCGGTCCGGGGCCGTTCCCAAGAAGGGCTGGGGCATGAACTGGGGAATAGGATCCGCATCCCAAGCGGCCCTGGCGTAAGCCTGCGGTAATTCAGAATGTCCTTACCCGATTTTGGTGGAACTGGAACTGACGGCAAGCCAGAGGATAACTTTGGAGGGCCAGAGCCAGAGTACGTGCCAAGGACGAGAGGTGAGGCTAGGGCGCTCGAGCAAGAGCAGAGGGGTAAGATTAAGGAGGCCACGCAGGCCTATAATTACGGGTCAGAACAAGCCCTTGAAGAAGCTGGGATTGAGTACAAGAAAGACGAGCAAGGATTTGTTCAGCCCCGCTATGCGCCAAGCAATGAGTTTGGGAGGACTGTTGAGTTTGGGACTTCGGAGTTCCGGGATCCCATTACTGAAGAAACAAGGCAGATCGATAAAACTGGCAAGGTTAAGCCAAAGAAACGTCAGAATGTAACGTATAAGTCTGGCGACGCGAACAACCCCAATTTTCCCAATCCGTCTAGGATATACAGAGTATATACACGCGAGCAGGATGCTGGAGTCGCGGATCCCAACCAACCATTTGCAGCAACCAAGGCAGAAGATATTGGCAGTGCATTCGACTTACAAGGGGTCTCGGATCAAGGCATTTCATCGCTGGCCAAGGAGACCGTAAGGAAGAATAGGCAATACGAGCTTGGTTCGGCCAAGTCGGTATTAGACGCAAGAGGTCAGCAGTTGGATGTCGAGTCAGAGACGCTCAAATCCCAGATCGACACCCTTAACCAAACGCCGATCCCAGATTGGCAACCCGATGGCGACAAGATGGATCCAGCCATTGCGTCCGAGGTTGGAGGAAAGGCTGACGCCAAATCCCGACAAGATGCAGCAGCAAGAATTGGGATGTCTAGGGATCAGAAAATTGCAGATTTCAGCTCACAGCTGGCCGAAAAGAATAAAGAAAGAATCCGCAATCGCGCCCTTCAGGTTGAGCTTCAGTCCCAGATGTCGCTCGATGAAGGCGAATCGATCTACGACAACCGCGTTCAACAGCTTCTAAAGAATGGGGCAAAACAAGAGGATATTGATAAGGATCCGCTTATCGGAGCCATCCGAGAGGGGCTGACGAACATTCAAAAGCCTGTTCTGCCATTATCAGAGGTTTTCAAGGATCCATCATTAACCCCGCAGGCCATTTATGAAACAAGGGCATCCCAACGCGAAAAGGGCAGGATTGAGGCCGAGGGAAGGCTTGCAAAGGAAAAGGCCACAGAATTTCTAAAGCCATTCATTGAGCAGGCAACCGATACTTCCATCAGCTACACGACTCTGGCTGGGCGCAGAAACAGACTTTCATCGGTCTACAACAAGCTTTTGGATGACGCTGATGCGGCCGACACGAAGCAAAAGGGATCAGGATTAAACCTTAGAGCGCAAGCGTCTGGGTACGCCGAAGCCATTGGAGTTCTGGATGACCAGCTTAGTAAGGTTGGCAAGCAAGCCACAATTGCCGAGCAAAGCGCAAAGATCCAAGGCGAGTTTGCCAAAGAAAACGAAAAGAGAGTTCAGCAGGAGTTGCAGGGCAGGCTTACAAAACTTGAGCAAGAAACAAAGCAAAAGGTTGAAAAGCTAAAGCAACGCCGAGGACTAGAGGATGGAACCTTTATGGGACCGCCGGCTCCTGGTGATGTGCCTCCGGCCACTCCAACGCAAGGGACGCCACCAACTCAGCCTACGACGCCTCAACCACAGCCCGAAAGCCCGACAAGCTGGTTCAAAGGTGGTCTCAACAACCTATTCAGCAAAGACACGATGCGACAAGCGGCTCGAGGATACTTCGAGCTAAATCAGAAGTTTGCTTCTGGTATTTACCTTTCCGCTGCAAACGCATTAAGACTTCGCGGAAAAGAGGTGCCGATATCGGGAGGTAAGCTCAAGACAGCTGGGGCTGCCTTTATTGACGCCATGACTACATCGCCATCTATGCCCGCCAAAGTTATGGCGGCCCTAAGCATGGTTGATAGGCAGTTTGGCGGTAAACTTCACAACAGGGCGGCTAAGTTCTTTGAGGAATCCGCAACCGCAGCCAAAGAGAACGAGACGGCAATCCGTGAAGAGAAGTTCCTTGGACTCGAGCCAGTAAGCCCAGAGTGGCGCGAAAGCGATGTCGGCCAAGTGGTCAAATCTTTGACAGAGCTTCCGTTCTATATTGGCACAACAATGATCAATCCGGCTGTCGGATTTATTGCAACATTTGGCACATCTTACGATGATGCAATTCAAAACCAGCTAAATGCTGGCGTTAAAAACCCAGACCACGTTACGGCTTTAGCTGAAGCAATTCCTGTCGCTGCATTCGAGCAGCTCGGAAACATGGTGGAGCTGGGACTTGCTAAAGCTCTGGGCAAAAAATTCATTCAAAGCCTTCAGAGCATGACAGCCAGAAGCCTTCGAGGGCTTTTTGCAAGTGCAGCCATGAAGATCGGTGGAGGCGCAATAACCGAAGGAGGGGAGGAAGGCGTCCAGCAATTTTGGTCAAACATGATTGCCAAGTATATCGGCAAATTTGATCCAACTAGACCGCTAGATAAAGACGTCTGGAAGAGCATCTACGTTGCAATGTGGGCTGGTGGAGCCGGAGTTACCGCGATGGGAGGCGGATCTGTTGCCCTGACAGGCGCACAGAATTATCTCAACGAGCGTGGCCTCAAGAAACAGGCCGACGAAATGAAGGCAGCTACAGAGGATATTCCAGCTAACGGATGGGAGGACTGGGGAAATAAACTTCCAGAGCAAATACTGGATCCTGGGCTTGCCGAAAGCTTTGGCGAAATCGGTGCTGATCTTGACGAGCAACAAGGGAAGTTCCTAGTTGATTTGGCTGACAGCATCAAGGGTGCGCCATTCAGAAGATTGATAGATCTTGGCAAATCAATTGACGAAAGCCTCATTCAACCCCCTGCGCTCCAGAGCCGAGCGGCCGGGATCCTGACCGGCGCCAAAAATGAGCAATTGATTGGCGAGGCAAATTTATATGCCGAAAGGGCTAACCTTGCCGCCCTTATGCAGAGCGAGGCACAACTTCGCCTGCGTGTAGCCAGAGAGATTGGAGAGCTTCCAACCGATCCCATGGACGGCGGGCTGGATCAGCAAGCGGCCGGACTTATCGCGGCCAAGGTTCTGTTTGGATCTAGCGGAGTAACCCAAGAGGAGCTGAAGGCCAAGTACCGAGGGATGCTAATCATCCAGACCGATTCTAACGGCATCCAAGTGCCATCAGAGTTTGTTAAGCAGGACATATTCTCAAAAGCACCGACCATGTCCGAACAGCTCAAGGGGTTCTTGTCGCGAGTTAATCAAGCAATGGCGAACCAGACGGATGCCGGAGGTGCGAGTGCCGAACCGCCAGAACCACCGAAGCCCGAGCAAGAGCCAACCGGAAAGCCGAGACAAGTTGATCAAGCAAACCTAAAGACCCCACGCCAGATTGCGGAAGCCAGCGCGAGGACAGGATCCCCAGCCTTAATGGCAAGACTAGAAGGCACGACTCCGGACGAGAGATGGGCATCGGCAGAATCAAAGATTAAAAATCTAGTTACTGCCATTGGGTCGAAGGGGCTGGATGTAAGGTTTGTGTCCGATGGGGCAGCATCTTCCGTAGCCTTTGAGGCAGACAATAAAACCCTCCGTATCAGCCTCAATAAAGAGTCGTTCATGGATATGGAGAACACGGATCCGGAGGCAAACAACCGGTACGTCAGAGAGGAGATAGCCCATCTTGGGGATATTGCAGAGGGAGCATTAGACGCAAAAAGGCAGGGCAAGGATAATTACCGCCAACATTGGGAACAGCAACGTGCAAACATGCTTTCAAGAATCTTTACTGTTGCAAAGCAGGATAAAGCCGTTGAGCAATCCGTTGTAGCGGCAGCCAACCTTTATTTGCCTAAGGTACAAAGAATCATGAAGGCATCTGAGATGCGAATGGGCGCGAATCGAGCCGCTACTGACGACGCCTTGGTTCGTGGAGCTGTTAAGCCTCAATTCAAAACAGTGTCCGATATTCAGCAGTACATGATCCGCGTTGGAATGTCTGGAGAGAGGGGAGTCCGAGCAATGCCATTATTTATGGCTGAGATGCTCAGAATGTTAAAGACCTATGGTCAGCCCCAAACGGAGGCAAGAAACTTTCTTCAAACTGCAGCCAAAATAAGCGGGGGATCTAGGACAATCATAAAAGTAATATCCGATTACCTCCGAAAAGTATACAAAGCGCTGTTTTCAATTAAGGATAGCCTGGTCAAAGCCGACCCTCAGTTGGCTGAAGACTTAAGCAATTTGTTGTCTGAGATAGACGATGTTCTCTCCGATTCGCCCAGCCAACCACGGCCAGAAGTGGCTCAACGTAGCCCAAATGTGCCACAAGCCCCAGAGGCCAAGCCCCGCGCTCCGCCAGAAACAGGAGGTGAAAATGTCCCGCAAGCCCCAGAAACGCCAGAAATTGTCCCGCCCCAAAATGCAGGTGAACCGCCAGTTATCGGCCAAACTCCTGAAGGGGGTCAAACAGTTGGAACTATTGCACCGCCGGCCACAAGGATAGTCCCTCGAGGTCGGATGGTGTCAGTTACCTACGACAAGCTGGGATCTGGAGGAGTTGAATCAGTAACAGAACAAGTCCAGCTGACAAAAGAGCAGGAAGTGGAGTGGGAAAAGGGCGAGGCAGATTACCGGCAATCAGCGGAGATGGCGAAAAGAACAAGAGATCCAGCTATGCGCTCCAGCCTAATGCAGAGGGCTGGGTACGAGTGGGCAAAAAGAAAAAGAGAAATAACTGGGCGACTTCATTACAAGGAGCAAAGAGAGAAAGAAGCCCGAGAAAAGAAGAACTACCTTGGCAAGAAGGTCGGCGTACAAACTGAGGGCGGAGTCTTTGCGGCAACTATCACCGGGAATCCTTTTGGGCGGGTCAAGGTTCGGCTTGAGGATGGGCAAGAGCTGACGGTTTTGCCGGATCAGCTGACAAGCGCACCCGAGATCGAGCAAGAGCAATCACAAGATCCTACGGCAATTCCGTCCGGTCAGGTGGTTGACTTCCCGATCAATAAAATCGTTGTTAACGACAAGATCCAGCAGTTTAAGAAGAAGGCCAAGAAGGATTCTGGAGTCGTAAAAGCTCTAACCGGAGAATACCAAGCAACTCCGAAAAACCCGATTGTTATCTGGCAAAGGAACGACGGCGTATTTGAGGTGATCACCGGCCGACATCGGCTGGATCTCGCCAAGCGGAACAATATGGCGACAATTCCAGCACAAATCGTCAAAGAATCAGAGGGTTGGACTCAAGAGAAAGCTGAAACATTTGATGCCGAAGCGAACATCCGTGACGGCCAAGGCGACCTAGAGGACTTTGCTTACTATTTTAGAAAGTCTGGAATCAGCCAGCAAGACGCCGAAGCAAAGGGTCTTTTGCGTGATGACGGCAAGGGGAAAGCTGGATTCTTAATCGCTAACGAGGCGACTGAGGACGTTTATAGCGGTGTATTGATGGGGAAAATTGACCCGGGCATGGCATATATTATCGCCTCTAGCGCCCCAAGGTCAGCAGGAGCATTAAACGAGGGGATTCAGCGGCAAGCTCTAGCTCTGATTACCACCGAAAGAACAAATCAATCAGAGCTTAAGAACTTCATTGCTGGGATGGTCGCAAAATTTGCTGACCAAGGCCCCTCCGAATCACAAGGGGATCTGTTTGGTGGGGATGACTCGGCTCTTGAATTGATGAAACAAAGGGCAAAGAAGGCCGCAAAGAAGCAAAAAGGGCTGAAGGACGAGCTTAACGCACTTCTAAGCTATAAGAAGCTTAGCAGTGGACAGAGAGCGAAAATTTTAGCTGACAGAGGAATTTCGATTGGGGCCGGCGAAGATGTTGACGGCAGAATCGCAAAGGAAATAACAGATTTGCAGGCTGATCTCGCCTCTTGGGAGAGGTGGGCTACAGATCCAGCAAAAGTAAGCCAAATCGACCAAATGCCTGATATTAAGGCACAAAGGATCGATATTCAGGCCCAACGAATTGACCAAAACCAAGAAGGAGGCGTAGAATCTAATCGTGAAGAAAGAACTCAACCCGGAACAAGTGAAGGAATACAGCCAGATAGCAGCGGAGGAGGCATATCCCCGACTGGTGAAGTGGCAACGGGACAACCCGGACAACTTCAGAATGTGGAAGACGGACGCGGACGCGCTGTACCAGGATCCGTGGATCAACGACCTGACGGAGGATCCGGAGAGAACCAAGGATTGGCTGACAACGCTGTTCCGACAAGCCTGCGGATCAGTAGAGGGCCACAACCAAATCTTAGCGCTATTCAGTCGCTCCAAAGGAGAGAACCGAGAGGCGAAGTTGGGCGAGCTTCTGACGTCAATGACGCTGAACGAGTTTTAGGCGAGGGACTAGAAACCCAGATCCCTTGGGTTCCAGTAATTCAAGGTAACGGAGTCAGCCTAAAAACATTTGCTCCAGTTGGCATCGCGGACGAGATCCGCAGAAATCTTGAGAGAATTGATAGCGAGCGTGGCGGACTCGAGAATTATGTATCGAAGGCGTTAGGCTTCGGAGATGTATCGGAGCTTTACCGAGTCGTAAATCCAAAGGCCGGATCTAGATTCAATAAGGAGCAAGTAGAGACAATCGCGGCTTCACTTGACCGCATGGACGCAGGCAAGGCCTGTATCATTGGACACGAGATGGGTATAGGCAAAGGCCGCATCTGTGCAGCCTTGCTTTACGCAGCTTATTTACGCGGGCAAATCCCAGTCTTTTTCACGGCCAACTCGAGAACCTTGTACCCAACCCTAATGGATGACTTTAGGGATCTTGGATTCAAGATGGATCCATTTATTACCGACCAAGACTTCGAGTCAGTAATGGGAGACGGGAATGTTTTAACAAACAAGGGAAAGAACCCGAAAGCATTGTTCGATTCGATAGCAGCAAGCAAGAAATTGCCGGCTGGCAAGACGCTGGTAATGACCACATGGGAACAAGCGCGACTCAAGGATGTAAATGCTGTTCTTAACGCTCTGGCTCCAAATGCGGTATTCATTATCGATGAGGCTCACAAGGGAACTGGTGACTCGCTTTCATCGGAAGTAGCTCGAGGAATTCTAAAGAAAGCCAAAGGGGTCTCATTCTCAAGCGGAACTGCTATTAAGAATCTGGAGGCGATGCGCCTCTATTTCCCATTCACTTCAGTCAATCGGGCTGTTCCGTCCGTCCGCCGGTTGAACCAGCTTCTCAAGAAGTTTGCTAATCCTTTGCTCGAGCTGATGAATCGTGGACTTGTCTCTGCGGGTGAATATATCCGCTACCAGAGAGGCTTGACCCATAATGGTCTGCCAGTCCCATTTACCCCATTGGCTCTTCGTACCGGCCCCCAAGTTGCAGAGGTAAACGAGACCGCAAATGAGATCGCTGGCGAATTAAAGCAGATCCAAGCGGGGCCGTTCATGAAGCAACTGCGGGCTGTGCTACAGCCTTTGGCGAAAACCAAGGCCGCCGCAATGATCGAGGACAAGCCAGAGCTGGCCGAAACCCTGACAATTAAGGTCGAGCCTTACCCCATGAAGTCGCAATTCCACAACATTGCAAACATCATGGTTCTGGCATCAAAGATCCCAGAGATTTCAAAGCAGATAAAAACCCTGGTCGACCAAGGCAATAAGGTGTTTGTAGCTTCAGATTCAACTGGAGAGGCAGCGGTACAAGAGTTGCTTGACGATGTTTCGCTGGAAACCGATCCAAAGAATGCCTCGTTTGCGGATGCCCTAGCCCGATATACCGACAAGCTGAGGTATGTAACTATCACGGCAAAGGTCGGCCCCAAGGGAAGACAGCAGACTTTATTCCGCCAAAAGCTTGATCTGAATAGGGCGCAAGAAGAATACCCAGAGGCAGTAGAGAGAGCGCAGCAAGTGCTTCAGCAGATCTCGGATGCCAAGAGCATGATTGAGTCCTCGCGGGATGTTCTCGGCCGGTTAGGCATCTCGCCAATGGACACACTCCGACAGCAGTTAGAGTCTGTACAGATCCCCAGCGTCGAGATTTCCGGCCGGTCGGCCACGGTTATGCCCGATGGGACCCGCGAAAAGCGGACGGAGCTAGACCAAGACCGGATGGCATCACTTTCTATGTTTAACAACATGGATGATATGAACGTAATTTCAGTTTCACGCTCTGGCTCAACTGGAATCAATGCCCATAATTCCCCTAAATTCATCTCGCAAAAGGATCGAGTGTTCTTTCTTTTACAGCCCTCTCCGAACGTGGTTGATACAGTTCAAGTAGCGTTCCGCGTGAATCGAACCGGACAGCTGACGGCTCCTCACCTCTATATGGCGTATGCAGAGGAGTTGCCCGCCGAGAAGCGGATCATGGCCTTAACGGCCAAGAAGATGTCAAAACTCGGTGCTTCAAGCACCGGAGGTCAACGGCTGGATATGTCGGAAACATTCGGAGAGGACATGCACAATGCTTACGGCGACCTCGCAATTGCCAATGTTCTGGCAAGGGACGAAACGTTCCGACAAGAGTTCCAGACTAGGCATAACGAGTACTTCCCGGGATCCAACGAAGAGGAGATCCGAGCGAACCTAATGAAGGGATCTGGCAACGGAGATGTGTTCAGAAGGTTTGAACACATGCTCATTATTATGCCTTTGGACATCTACTCCCAAATTTCTGAGCAAGTACGCGACGAGTACAATGAGATTGTAGAAACAGAGAAGATGGCTGGACGCTACAATCTCACGTCCGAAAAGATGGACTACAAGGCCGTGCTAGTGGATGACATGCCTGGAATGGCTCCATACAGCCCCCGCAAGGAGGGTGAGCCAGACATCGGGACAGCCCAGCCCACGCAACTCCGCAGATACAGATTTACCAACCCAACACCACCGCCCGCATCCGAACAGCTGGTCAAGGACATCGACAAGGTAAAAGCCGACACGGCTCAACTCGTCCAGAAATACAATGAATCAGCAGAAAAATATCTAAGTGACCGAGTTAATTTCATTAACAGCAGATCCCGCCTTGATCCAAATGCAAAGAATCTCCTTATTCAGGCTATCACCAGAAAGATGGCGGTAGCCCAAACGGCCGTGGCGGATGCGGCTGAAAAGGTGGGCGGAAGCTACTGGTATCACATTAACGATACCCAAGTTCCAGTATTCGTTACTGGCTTAAGGCTTAACCCCAAGTATCCGCATGTAGTCGCTTCCCAGCGGTTGCTCATCCAAAGCGCAGGATTCAACCATCTAATGCCGGTTCCGCTTTCTGCTAACCCTCTCTCTCGGCTGGCGTCAGCTCGGGCTGCTTTCAATAACAACCCGCTTGAGCAAGAGGAGCTTGGAGTTGAGATGCCTCTTCTGGATGTCAGCCCAACCGGCCAAGACGCCGAAGCGGCGTTCTATCGCTCATTCAAGCAGACGGAATCTTATGCAGCTGCAAAAGCTTGGGAGAATCATCCATTCTCGCTCAGAGAAAAATACATGAGCTTTGCTATGGATAGAGCTGGGTATCGACCAGGATTCTTCCGAGTAAACCGAAAATTCTCAGACGGAAAGACGCTGAATGGTCTTTATTATGATGGAAACACGATTATTGAAATGTCGCCTGTTCGTACCCGCGAGATTCTTTCCTTTGTATCCGAGAGGACTGAAAACGCCCAAACCGAGAAAGACGTAATCGACGCATTTGCAGAAGCGTTGGATGCAACGCAGGACATCGACACAATGACCGATGAAGGCGCGGTAGCAACGGATGAAGGGCAAAAAGATTTTGTAAGCAAGATGAACAATCGCCGGCGCAACCAAGTTGTAGCCGAGGCGTATGACCGCGAGCGGCAGAAGGCGATGCAACAAGATCACTTCGTCATCGTTGGCAATCCATTGGTGGCCGCCGATATGTCCACAAGGTTGTTTGGTCAGCAGTTAAATCACCGAGTTATGCGGTTCACCAACCAAGACGGAGGCGAGACGACTGGCATTGTTGTTCCTAGCCAAGCCGAGTTCAGCCAGCTCAAGAAGCTTTCAAATGTGCTTACTGTCAGAGAGACAATCCAGCGTTCTGACGCCGAGAAAGTCTTGGACTACCTGAATAGCACAATCACAAGACACCATAACGCAACGGAGGTCGTGTTTACTGACGGAGCCACAATTTCTTACGCAACCACAGAGGCAACGGCCATCGAGACCCCGCATTCGCTCAAATCGATAATTCCGATCAGCAGTTTGGCGGAAAGCCAGCTGGCCGATCTGTCCGTTGTGGAGGAGACCGGAGTACCAGACGAGGTAAGGGCAGAGATTGAGAAGCTAGTTCCTGGAGCAAAGGTGTCGGCCGAAGGGCCGTACATTACGGTTTCGATGGGCGGTTTTGATGCGGGCAATTACATAGCTCGGCGCATGAGGTCGCGAAGCATTCCAGATCAAAATGCGGGACAGCGATACTTTTACGCAGATCCAAAGAAGGGCGAAGTCTTTGGGCCAGTCGGCCTAGCAGCATTGAACCAAGATTACATGATGAGCCGAATCAGTGAGGACACCCTTGTGTATCCAGAGGATCCAAGCATGCCGAAAGACTGGAATCCCGGAACCCCATCACTTACGGACGGAACCTCTGAGTGGATGCCTTACGCAGATGTCGCAAAGAGCAAAGCAGTCGAATCTCCTGCAGGATCCGCAATCGAGGGTTACGCCTATTCCGGCCCCCGATCAGTTCAGATGAACGCCCAGCGTATTGGGGATGAAATCACCCCAGAGATCTGGAACTACTACCGGATCGCTACCCAGCAGACCACTGACTCAGATGGTAACGTGGGGCCGTCGCCGGCAGTTCGAATGGTTCTGCGGATGTTCCCAAATATGGATGCATCGTATGTAGAGGATTCGGCCGTTTCTGGTGTCTTGAAGGCCGTCAAGGCACTTGCCGTAATGCGGACGCAGGATCCGGGCAAGTTCGCCGAAATGGAGGGATCCGCAGCTCCTGAAGGCGGAATACCCAAAAAGGTGTTCTCGTACATGGTCGAAGCCGCCAAAAACAGCGTCCTTACGTCCTACCAGAAGTTTGGGCAGTACGAAGTTGACCCGCCCGAGCAACAAGGAATGCAGATGCTTGAGGACGAGGAGACTGTGGCCGAGCTTCTTGTCGGAAGGGCAACGGCAGTAAGTGAGGATGAGGGGCCGGACATCGTTACACCTAAGGACGTAGAGGAGACCGAGTTTACTAAGGCACTTCGTAGCGACATGGAGGCCGCATTCCAGACCATTGATCCGCGCTTGGCTCAAGTGTTTGTAGCTCATAACCGAGGAATGACATTTGAGGCAATTGCAGATGAATTTGGGTTACCCCCGATTATTGGAGAGGACGGCAAACAGCGCCCAAACAAGCAGATGGCCCAGCGTATGTACGATGATGCGCTTCGATCCTTACAAGACTTTGCCGGTGACAACAGCTTGTTCGCAACCAACTCGAAGCCCCAAAAGCCTGTAAGTAAGGCCTTACGGCTTGCGATGGAGGCAGGGCTAATTCGACCCATGTCGATCAATGCGCAGAGGATTTATACAACCAATTCTGAGGAAGATGGCGAAACAGCGAACCTTGTTCGGCAGTTCCGTAACACCCAGCTCGGGCAAGCCATTATGGCCCTTCGTTCCGGACCGCAACCAGCTGGCAACCTCATCCGCGGGATTGCAGAGCCAGCAAATGAAAACAACAAAGCGATCCAAGCCTACTATCGGTTGCTTAGCCAAGCCTTGGTCAAGGGGATTGAAGCCAACCCATCGTCGTTCCTTGGTAGGGCAGCAAATACCGACGTAGTAATTGATGAATCGATCCCAACATCCCACTTCTCATCGATCAAGATGGATCCATTTACGATGGGGATCATCAGACTTCATCCTGGTCAATTGAGTCCAAGGGTAATTCTGCATGAATTCGTCCACTCCTTTACCGCTCAACTTATTGGGAGTGAAATCGTTAAGAATTTCCAGCCTCGGCGCGGAGAGATGTCCGGATCGAAGTATCGCGAGGCATTAACTACTTACGCAAACAAGCAACCCCTAGACGCTGATAATCCTACTGGGGCAATCCCAGCCATGCAGAGCCTTGTGAAGGCATATCTTGGGGCATTGAAGTATGCCAAAGACGATGCTGGTCAACCCATTGAGAACGCGATCTTCGGATCGGGCCTAACAGCCAGCTTCTCAATCACGCTACCGATGCACCGAGCAAGCTATGCCGGCGGATTACACATGTCGGCCCACATTGATGCCTCAAACTCAAAGGCTATCTATGAACACTTTACCGGACTTGGGCTTGAAGGTAAGGCCGGAGTGCCAAATGACACTTTGGATGCCTACGTAAACAAGAACGGGGCGACCAACGACTTCTTTATCTCTAGTCCGGCCGGATCCTTGGCTGGTTTAGAGGTTGAGGCGGACGGAAAGCTGATTCTTACCCCTTCTGGGCTAGAGAAGCTAAGGACTCAAAACATAGCCCCTTCGGCATATTCGACTTACACAATACGGTCAACGAAGCCTGTGTTTAAGCAGAGGATTCTGGGTGTTGTTGGCGATCCTGGCAAAAAGGCGATGTCGATTCTTTATGGGTTCAAGAACATTGACGAGTTTTCCGCTGAAACAATGAGCAACCCTTCCTTTGTGGGAATGATTGCCAACTTGGATGTCCCGAAAGGGCTAACCAAAACTCCCCACGACTACCTAGTGGAGTGGTTCGACCAGCTTGAGTCAGACCTATTGAACCTAAAGGGCGGAATGAAGGGAGCCGTGAGGAACATGGCAGCCGGAACCCTTGTGGGATCAACGGCCGGATCCTTGATGGACATCGGATCCATCAAAATTACCGATTATCAGACAATTGTTGGGAATCGTGATTCAGCCGCAAGGTCGGAACCGACCACCCAACAAGGCCAGCTCTTTGCCCAAAGGATCGGCGGAGACAAGCTGGAGGATAAGATTTCTAATACTATTCAAGCAATGCCAAGGGGTGGCCTAATCACTACCACTAAAGGGGCATTCTCAATACGGCCGAGGGTTGGTTCGGATGGATGGGTAACAAGGGGCATCGATAACCCAAGAAGGGTAATCACTAAGACCATCTCGGCAGCGGTTGCTGGGTTGCCCGGGATACGCGGGATGGTGCAAGTGGTCAAATCCTACACCCGCGATGACGTAGCCCCTTCGGATGCGGGCGGGGAGAAAAACCCATTGGCCTTGGAATACAAGAGATTGACCGATATCCCGACCCCAACCGAAGAGCAACGCAAGCGGATCTCGGAAATCGAGAAGTTTGCCACGAAATACAAAATGCCAGGAGTTGGGGTTCAGCAATCCTTATTTGATACAGAGAAGTACGCTGGATCGCCCAACCGGCCGACGGCATCCAGCCCATCCGTCATCGAGACTCCTCCTGCCAAGTTTATCGCTCCCCAGATGGAGCTTGCCCTTAATGCCCAGCGTATTGAGCCAAGTGGAGCGAAGAAAATCCTTTCTGAAATTAACGATCTTCGCGCGATGCGTGATTCCGGCCAACCCTACAATGAGAAGCGGTTGCGTCAGTTAGAGTTTACCGCCAACCAGACCAAGCTGTCTGGATATCAACCAGAAGGCCAGCTGATGCCAACAGAGACCAGCGTGAACCCCACGACTCAGCCTTTTGCGTTAGAGCAAGAAACTCGGGCAGGGATGGTTCAAGGCAATCTATTCGCCCAAAGGCTTGATTACGACGAGAACGGAAACCCTGTAATTACGCCAAAGCCACTTACCCCAGAAGAGTTGATGTCTATCCGAGCCGATCTCTTGGGCGACCTCGGCAAAGATACCCAAGAAGTAATGGCGATGTATCGCAAGTTGCGAGTCCAGCCATCTGGAACCAAAACGCTAGGCGGAGTTTACCAAAACGGAGAAAATGGCGGTCCGGCAAGAAGCTTGGCAAACCCTGGACAAACCTCCCAACAGAGAGACCTAATCAACGCCATGGACGCTATGCGGTTCCAGCGTGGACTCGGAATTAAGCAGGATACGGCAGTTGAAGACGCCGCTATTCAAATTCTTTCCACCCCAGAAGGCCGGCTTGGAGTCCAAGAGGCCGTTCTTTCCGGACAGTCCCTAAACACGGAAACAACATTAGCTGCCATGAAGATGGTCGGAGAGATGGTGCAAACGGCAATTACGAGCGGAAACGCCGAGGATCTAGGCAAGGCGTACGCAATGACGTACATGTATCGCGAAGCCAGATCTGAGACGGCTCGCGCCCTGCGAATTGGCTATGACAGATTAATGACGCCAGCACAGCGTCACGCCGAGTTCCTCATGGCCGTAATGGTTCAGCCGGAGCGGAATAGGATTCTCGACCTAAAGTATTACCCAACCGAAGCCCAAAACCGGAACGATATCCGAAGCCTTCAGGCGACCCTCGAAGACTTAATCAAAGAGAGGAACGGCTTGCTTGAGTCTAGGCAAGAGGCAAGCAACTCAGAAGAAATGAAGGCCGTTCTCGAGCAGAGGAACGCCGAGATCCAAGCCCTGCAAGGGCAAATCTCAGATTTACAGAATCGCGTGACTCGAGAACAAGTCATGGCCCAAGAGGCGCAGGATAGGTTGGCCGATGTGAATCGCACGCTGGCTGGTCTCGGGACAAATCTAGAGCAGTTAATGAAAGAGTCCGAGCTTTCGGAAATCAGAACCGGACGGCCGGCCACTCAAATGCTCGATCAGGTCAGACTTTCCCCGAAAGAACGCGAGGCGGTGGAGCTGATCATGATCGGGCATGACCCAGTTTCAGTTTCCAAGCAAACCAAGGTCAAGATGGTGGACATTAAGGGCGCTATGGATGTCATGCGATCCGAGGCCAAGAGAAGGTTTAGCCAAATTGCCCAGAGCGGAATGACCCGCGACCAGCTCCGTAAGGCACTTCTAGAAAACGCAAGAACGGACGCCTCGATGAGGCAGATCATGGCCCAACGTATTCCGGATAATCAGCCACTAGGTGAGGACGAGGCGATGGAAGAGATCTATAACATGCTCGGACTTACACTTACCCCAACTGGCGAATACAAGTGGGCCGAGCGTAAGGGTAGAAGCAACCTTTTCGATCTGCGGAAGCCAGAACATATCGTGGTGTTGGCTAAAGCTATGCAGGCAGGGAAGCCGACCATAGACGGGACATTGTTCGAGGCGTATGTCTCAAGCATTTTCAGCGGGTTTGCAACGCAACTTGCAAATGTGGCGATGACTCCGGCTTCCCCGATCACGACATCTGTCCATCGTGGATTTCAAGCCATCACTTCGTATCTGCTCGGGCAAGCTGGCATCAATCAAGAGGTAGAGATCGACAGAATTGATGATCGCCAAGTCCCGCTCTTTAGACCAAGCACGGCCTACAAAACAATGTCAGAGGCTATTAGAGGAGCGGGGAGTGAAATTGGATACATCTTGAGGTCAGTTGTTCCTGCGTTTTTCGAAGCTTCAACAATGGGCAGATTGGCTTGGGCAACTGAAGCGGGGTTCTTTGATTACAATGTTTCTGGAGTGCTTGAGGACATTGACGACCCACAGACAAGGTTTGGCGCGTTCCTGCAAAAGTACGGAAGAACAAGAAACACGAGGATCCCCGGGAAGCTTGGGAAAGCTATTCGCGTTCCGCTTCGAGGCCTGCTCGCAGCTGACGAATTCACCAAGACGTTTAGGGCATACATGACAGTCGGGGCACACGCATACCGGCTCGGCAAAGCGGCCGGGCTTAATGGGGCAGAACTAAGCTCGTTCGTAGAAAAAGAGGTCAGGGGGGCTGGATCAACAAGCTGGATGCTCGCAGCTCGTCGGGCGACCAAGGAGACATTCACATTCCAGCTACGGCCTGAGGGAGGAAGTGTTCGTTCTGTCGGAGACTTTGCGGCCGAAAACGTAGGGCGACTCTCGGATTTCTACGCAAGCCTTGAAAACGCCGCAACTGCCATGGACGGAAATCCAGTATTTATGCCGGCTAGGGCAGCTCTTCGTCTGATCCAGTCGTTCTTGGTTTTAATTAAAAGCCCATTCAACATTTACCGCGAGGGCTACTCCTACACGCCACCAGCCATCCTTAATCTGATCTCAAGAGCTAGAAGGGTCAAAGAGACAGATGTTGCTGGCAAGAAAACAAAGTATCTGCCTGTCACCGAGTATGATGACTTCGTTGAGAGGCTAACAAGCTTTGGAATCGGAACTGCAGTACTTGCCGGACTTCTAACTGGAGCAGCAGAGGGAGATGACGATGACGATAAGAAGATGTTGCTTATTACTGGAACGCCAGATCCATTGGCACCAGGTGGACAGCGAGTGACTAGATTTGGGAATCCTCCATTCAAATTCATTCTCCGCGGTGACTGGCTTAAAAGCCTTGGAGTTACCACTGGAGAATACGCGCTCGATTACAGCCGAGTTGAACCAATTGGAACTGTGGTTTCATCAAATGTAAATATCGCAAGAACAATGAAGGAATCGGTAAGAAACCCAAGCAGGGCAGGTTCTGCTGGTGCAAATCTCTTTAAAGACTACTTCTTGGCTCCAGCGACAAGAACATACGGCAAGCAATGGCGCGATCTGATCAGCTTGTTTGATTTAGAGGGAAGCGGTTGGCAACGAGTATTAAGAGACAAGCTATCGGCCATAATGTCGCCCAATCTATTCAAGCAACCATTTGGAGGAATTCAAGAGTACGAGAAGGACGTTTATAATCCAGATCCATTAGCCCCCGATGCTCTTGCATTTGCGGTACTACCGGGACTCGGAGATCAGCTTGGAATTCCAGACCGGCGGACGTTCGAGGGCATGAAAGTGCCTAACCCAGTTCCGTATGAAGGTGCTGGCCCAGTCGCAAGGTCGGTCGTTCGATTACTTCCCGGACGATTTGGGGAAGGATTCGGGAAAACAGACTTTGAGAAATTCGTAGATAACTACAACCGACAACACCCAGACAAGAGGTGGAACCCAGATCTTTCTAGGCCGGATCGGTTCTTTGATGACAAGTATCTACGCCAGAGGGTTGCGTTTACCAATGACGAGTACGAGATGGTGCTGAAGATGGCAGCCCCCAAAATAAGGGCTTATCTGTACGGCAATAGTTCAGAAAACGGTGCTTTGTCCCAAAAAGACATATCTGGTTTTGTTTCGGAAGATCGCAAGGACACAATTCAAAGGACGATCTCTGGGTACTATCGGGACGCCAAAAAAGCGGTTGTGGATGCGCGGCACAGAAGAGAGCTGAAAGCTTTACAGTCTAACCCCTCAAAGTAATCGAATTATATGGCTGAAACGCAGATAGATACGCTTTTGGAGAACGCGGACGCCCTTGAAAAGGCCATAGACCAAGCCAAACCGCTGGAAGGCGGAGAGGCACTAGGAGGCGGATCCCCAGCTCCCAATAGCTTTTCAACAGCCTATCTGCTTACTGCGGAACAGGAGAAAAACCTAGTCGAGCATGCCATAAGAAGGCTCCGGGAAACCGAAGCCGACATGGGTCGCAACCTCACCCGATCTGCCGCTTGGCATAACAATATGTCGGGCGGGATTCCGGCTCATGATACTTTCCTCGGTAGAAGGCAGATATTCGAATGGATTTACGAGAATAACGTAAGCTGGCGTCCTTTCACGATGGGCGGAATCTTTGAGCATAGTAACCTCATCGTTCCCTTAACCCGCAGGATTGCCCGTCAAATGATCGCCCGAGCCGTTAAATATTTCCTTGGGACAGACCCTTGGTTCGGAGTTTTGCCAGAGGGATCCTCGGATCGCAATGTAGCTGACCGGCTGGAAAAGTATGCGCGGTTCAAGTTTGACCGCTTGAAAATTAAGGATGCCCTCAAGATGGCCATCCAGATCGCTTTTGTCCGTGGGGAATGCGTTGTCAAAACGACCTACACCCAGAAAGATCAGATATTCAAGAAGCTCCTGCGGGTACTGGTGGACGGCCAAGGGAATCCGATTATGGCGGCCGACGGCGATTTCATCACAGAAAACGACCGGTTTGCCCCATCTCAAGACGGCCAAATGGTTCTTCAGAGGGACATGCAAACCCCCCAACCTTTATTCCCAATCTTTATGGAGCAGTTGGTCACAAGGAAATCCGACATATTTATCGGGCCTGCGGCTGAACCAGTATACTTTCAAGACTTTCTGTGTCCGCTGACGGCGGCCTCAGTCGATGATGCCGACTTCTGTGCGCATCTTTACGATGCACCAGTAATGGAGCTGGCTGACCTTTACAGGAAAAAGGGAGTCGGATCGGAGGATCCAGAAGAAGAGGTTGCCAGAATTCGAAGCGTGATTGAGCAGATTCGGTTGGCTTCAAGCGAAACCGGGAACCCTAAAACAGGAGCAGGACAGGCCAGATCAGAGCGTGGGGAAGGGCATGCAGGGGTTAATAATTCGTCGCAGCCGTCCCTTGAGGTTGCCGAGTGCTACCTACGTTACGACGCTGACGGCGACGGAATTACCGAGGAAATCATGCTCCTTCTGGATGTTAAGAATCAAAAAGCCATTTTCTATGAGTACACAGCCAATATAACTGCTGATGGTAAAAGGCCGTTTACCGTCCTTCGGGTTAACCCAGTCGACGGCCGGTGGTATGGGATCGGAGCGGTTGAGCAGTTT